GAGACCCTTGCATTGCCGTAGACCCTTGCATCGCCGGAGACCTCTGCATCGCCGGAGACCCATGCATCGCCGGAGGACTGTTCAAGGTTTTCCTCTTTCTCAATCCACCCACCAGTTTCTCCCTCTTCTACATCTCCAAATGATATAAGCGCCTTGATACGGAAAAGCTTCTTTCCAAAGATGTTGATTTTTGACTCTGCTGTCAGTTCGAATTTTTTCATTGATTGGTTTTCCTCCTTGTATTTTCCTTGATGTAAGCATCAACTTCGCTCATATATTTACTCCTTTCATTATTGCTTCAATTCTTACCACCCTAGCACTAAACGGATTAAAACTGTTGCCACAATTGCTACAATTGCTGGAATCACATATTCCATAATCGGATGGCGTTTCATGTTTTTTACTCCTTTCGTTCTGGAATATTCGGTTCAAGAAACTTGTCAGTTTTATCGGGATTCTTGTATTTTGCAATTGTTTCGCCGACCCCAAGGAAATACCCCTTGTCAAATTCCGACATATTAGGAACTGCCTTGGTTATTGATTCAAGAATCTTTTTTTCTTTTTCAGACATGCACTCACTCCTTTCTTGTGATATACTCTCCTATGAGAGGAGATTAAAATGAAAAATATTGACTTTTCTAACATTGAGTTATCCTTTAGTGAGCGAATAACTCTCCACTTGTTGCCGATTATCAAATCTAATCGTTTCTTTAGATACCAGACACTAGACTATCTGAACCGCCTAGGTCTGCTTGATCGAGATCACGGAGTTTATACCGTGAACCGAAATTGCAAAATGTACTTTCGAATCAAGCGTAAAGAACGAGTTAGATTTATAATCCCAGCAGCAATATCAACCGTTGCCCTATTTGCTGGATATGACGTATACAAGATTCCACTTCTGGACGAAATATTATCAACAGTAAAGACACTATTGATACATATAATGGAAAGTTTGGGAATTTTCCGATAAACCATTCCAGCAACGTTTTCCTTGGCTCGAAAAAATACCAGTGGAAAAACTTTTTTATTTGGCTCGTTGTTTTCACCTCCTTGTTTTTGTTGATGAACAAATAATAGCACTTACATTCTTGTTTGTCAACATGTTTTATCAAATTATTTTCAATTTTTCTTGTTGACCAACAAGCGTAATAATGGTATACTTCATATTAAGAAAGGAGGAACAATGTTGGAAACGATAGGAGAAAGGATCCGATCTATCAGAGAAGAACATCACATGTCCCGAAGAAAATTCGGAGAGGTTCTCGGCACTAGCGAAAACGCTATTGTCAATATAGAATATGATAGATTGAAACGTCCTGACCAGAAAGAACCTATATATAAGCTGATTTGCAAAGAATTTGGAATTAATATGGAATGGCTTATGTACGGGACTGGCGATAAAGAATGTGATGATTTAAGAGATGCTCAAATTTCCGAGTTTGTTGGAAGAACTTTTGAAAACGAATCTGAAACGTTCAAAAAAAGGTTTATTGCCATGCTTTCATCATTAGATGAATCTGATTGGGAAACACTTGAAAAAATTGCAAATTTGCTTCAAAACAAAAAAGAGCAGGAATAACACCTGCTCTCTTTTTATAAGATACCACGAACAAAATGATAAATTATCTTTAATTTTCTGGAGTCCATCTTTTCTAAAAGTTTAATTATTTTTTCTTTATAGTCCATAAATAACCCTCCCTGTCGCAACTACTACTTACACTACAGTATATGTCCGGCTGTGGGAAATAGAACCGAACATTAGTTCGTTTCATGCCATTATATCACTAATGTTTGCCCTTGGCAACTGCCAGATATACACCGATATGTTTATGATTGCATAGAAATTATTCGTAACATCAAAGATATAGTCTTTTCTGTTTAGTGGCAGGGCGAATAAAAACGGCGGCATGGTCTGCTTTATTTCATGGGCACTATTCTTATGTAGGGTAGAAGATCTGTACGCATTTTGGACAGAATACACTTCCGACTCTTCACGGATATAATCGTCTACACACATTGGTAAATAAACAATGTAATTAAGCAAAAGCACAGCTCCTATTATAATTAGTATATTTTTGATTATTTTCATTTCATAAATCACCTCAAAACGTCTATTTACAACTAAATTTAACGATGCTATAATAAAAATAACATATTTAAACACTTTTTTTTGCAAATGGCGAAAACAATGTTTACAAGGGAATGATTTACATGAAAATTGCGATTTGTGACGATGATAATTTACGGATTGAGATTTTCAAAAATAGCATTGACCGATATCTAAAAGAGCATGGTGATGGTGGATATACATTAACCACCTACACCAGCGGAAAGCCTTTGATCGACGATGTTTCAGATGGTGAATGGTATGACATAATAATTCTTGATGTCTCCATTAACGGAGAAAATGGCATAGAGATTGCCAAAAGATTAAGAAAAATCGGATACTATGGAAATATCACTTTTTGGACAGAACGCAAAGAATATGTATTTGATGCACTTGATGTGCTGCCGGTTCATTACATCATTAAAGGCTCTGAGCATGGAAGAATGTATTCAGTTGTTGAACAGACGCTTGAAAATATCCGTGAAAAAACGCTTACTATCAAGAACAAGAACTACTTTCACAGAGCTGAATTCCGGAATATTGAATACATCGAAAGCCAGAACAAATACATAATCATCCATTGCACGTGCGGAATATCACACAAGGAACGAGGAAAGCTCAATGATATTGAGAAGAATCTTGACGGAAGATTTTTGCGCTGCCACCAGAGCTATATAGTTAATATGGACGAGGTAATCGAAGTAAGCCATTTTTTTACGATGGTATCTGGCGCGATCGTCCCGATCAGGCAAAAAAAACTTGCGAAAATAAGAGAAAAATATGAAAACTACGTCATTGGAGGGAAATAAAGCATGAGCGAAGAAAAAACAAAGAAATGCAAACATTGCAAGATGGACATTCCAAAAGATGCAAAAATATGTCCACATTGCAGAAAGAAACAAAAAAGCGGAATATTAAAATGGGTTGTATTAATACTTATCATAGGAGTGGTTATCGGTGCTGTCACAGGCGAAGACAAATCCGCTGATAGTACGACAAAACAAACAGAGGCAACTGCTTCAGACAGTCAGAAACAGGAATCTGAGTCAATCGAATATACATCTGTATCTGTAAATGACATGATGGATGCCCTTAATAATAACGCTATGGGAGCATCTGACAAATACAAAGGCAAATACCTTGAGATTACTGGAAAACTCACAAATATTGATGCAGGCGGAAAATATATTGATCTCATGGCCGATGGAGACTTTGAAATCATTGGCGTCCAGTGTTACATTAAAAATGATGACCAGAAGGCAAAAATATCCGCTCTTACAAAAGGCGATACAGTTACATTAAAAGGAAAATGCACAGATGTCGGAGAAGTCCTTGGATATTCTTTTGATATTACAGAAATAGAATAAATACTAAAAAGAACCGGCTCTCGCTACCAACGGGAACCGGTTTTCGTAAATGAGAACACAACCAAGATGATATTGATATATGTTCTTTGACCGGATTATATTGTATCATCTTCGGTATTTTTGAGCAATCCAGAAAATTTGTTCACATTCAAGGAGGGAAATACCATGCCGAAGAAAAGAAAAACTTATCCAAAATTGCCAAACGGATTCGGGAGCATCCGTTATCTTGGCAAGAATCGGAGGAATTGTTATGCTGTGCATCCGCCAGCTACACTGGACACAACAGGAAAAGCAGTCCGTCCGCCTGCGATCTGCTACGTTGATGACTGGCTGAAAGGCTTCGCTGTTTTGACCGCCTGCAAAGCCGGAACGTACAAGCCCGGGATGGAGAATGACTTACCAGTATCGCCTACTACCGACACAGATACCCTTGTGACACGCATATTGGCTGATTACGGAACGATAAAAGGAGTAGAGGGCAAAGATCCAGAGATTAAGAAATTAACGTTTGCAGAGGTATATGAACGATTTATGGCATGGAAGTTCGCCGAAGGAACGAATTACTCGAAAGCAACGAAATCAAACTACTCGGCAGCCTATTCGTATTGCACGACATTATATAACAAACCTTTCGAAGATTTAAAAGCTACAAATCTGCAGGAATTCATTGACAATCAAAAAGGACTGAAAAAAGGAAGCCTGAAAGCAATACTGGTACTTTTTAACCAGATGTATAAATACGCAATATACGCTGAGATCGTTTCAGAAAACAAATCTAAATTTGTCAAGATAAACAAAGAGGATGACACTGAGCATGGCACTGCTTTTTCTGAGCAGGAATTGAAGATCCTATGGAAAAATTCAGCAGACACTGATGTACAACTTATTCTGATCATGTGCTATTCTGGTTGGAGAATTGGAGAGCTTGAAAATCTGGAAGTTAATCTGGACAAAAGATATTTCCAAGGTGGTTCAAAAACAAAAGCCGGCAAAGACAGGATCGTTCCTATCCATCCATGTATTTACAACTTTGTCAAATCAAGAATTGATACTGATGGAACTCTACTGAATATGAATAAAGTCACTTACAGAATGTTTCGTTTCTATCCAATATTGGAGAAATTAGGAATAGTCGGAAACCCAAAGCATACACCGCATGATTGCCGACATACATTCTCTGCTTTATGTGAAAAATATGGCGTCCGGGAGAACGACCGGAAGAGGATGTTGGGACATTCGTTTGGGAACGATGTCACGAACGCTGTATACGGTCACAGAACCCTAGAAGAACTCCGGTCAGAGATTAAAAAGATAAAAGTTCCTTTTGTGACCAACGGCAAATAGTTAAAGTAACCATTTGTGACTAACTGTGACTAACCGTTCCTTTTTAAGACATTTTTATTTTACCAAAACATGTCTATATAGAGCCCGTAAGCCCGCATAAAATCAACATTTTTCAGTATTTATGCGTCTTTGCGAAGGTTGTAAAAATATTTACATTAGAAAAGGCAAAGTAGGTAAGAATGCCGTATTTATGCGGATTCCAACAATTTATTTGTGACCAACATGTGACTAACCAGAAAATTCTTATCATTCCGAATTTGATGCAATACAATGCAAAGAAGCCCCAAGGATTAACTCCAAGGGGCTTAAATTTTATACTTTTTTAATGTATTTTGCAGAAACAAATCCGAAGTATTTTCCAGCAATTCTGATATAGTACCAAGATACTCCGTCTTTGGCTTTCTGAGTAAAGTTCATAACATCGACCTTATTTCCTTTGTTTAACGTTGGGTACTTTTTGATGTTCGGGTATTCTGCCCCAGCCCATGTGCGGACGTTCAGGCTGGAAGCTGTAACCTGTCCAGTGTACAATCTCTGCGTCTTATCTTGTTTTTTAGAAATCGTTGTGGTTGTGTTTTTTACTCCGTCAACTTGCAAATACTTAGTTGCCGCCCATCCAATGCCGATTCCTGCAACTTTGACTTTCGTCCACATACCGGATTTCTCACCACTGATTTCTACACGATTTCCCTTGTTGATCTGTCCGAGAACATATCCGTTCGGTGTCTCATGAACATATAAATCGTCTACTGTGGATGTGGCTGTGCCGGTTGCTTTCCATGTTTCTGTAACAGTTTTCTCTTCTCCCCAGTCAATCCAAACATAACCGTCAATAGCGGAATCTGTAAGCTTATACTGTTTATTTCGACATGCGCCGCCATTGGCAACAACACCTGCCACGCTGGATGTGTTACCCTCATTGGTGTAGACATAGGTTTTGTTGTATTTCCGAACAGAGCCGACATGGGAACCGTTACGGAATATAATCAACGCACCTACTTTTGGCGATTTGTGCCATGTTCCATTAGCTTTGGCATGATTAGTGATGGATACGCAATTGTAGAATCCACCGCCCATGATCTGTAATGCTTTTGTAATACCTAAGACTTTCGCCAACTTCCAGAACTGGTATTCCGCGCACCATGGCTGTCCCTGACATCCCGGCTGCCCCCAAGAATCTACATCACGGGCAAATTTGGTATAATTGTTATATCCTGCATTCTTTTTAAAATCATCCAGATAAGCATTGCTTTTCTTTTCAAGGTACCCGCCATTGGATGCGTAATAATCACCGAGATCGGTAAATTCCTGTAATTTTGTTTTTGCCACTGTCATTGCCTCCTTTTTTGCATATTTTCGAATCATCTCGATGACTTTCTTCTGCCTTGTCGTATAGTCACCAACCTGATTCGGTCTCGGGTCTACTGGGTCTGTGCATAATGCTGCATAGATGGTTTCTGAAGTATAAGGCTTTTTGGCCTTACTCAGGATTCTCTGCAATGCAGATGCGCCGCCCTGATGAATAATGTTGATGCATTCCATCATGGCATCGTCCGGCATGGTCCCGTATTTCTTCGCGATACTTTCAGAATATTCGCCAATCTGTTCTTCCATCAGCTCATTCTGACACTTGATGCCGAGATCGGAACTGATGATAGAAATGATACATTTCGCTTTTGCGGATGACGGGGAAATTGCATAGGTAGACCAGTTCTTTTTCAACAGGTCAGATTCAAGCCCCTGAGTGTCCATTTTTTTGAATAGTGCCGGATTTCCTCTCTGTATTTTTTGCAAGAGCCGTTTGGCTTCACCTGCATACCACTGACCAGCTCCGATAGTGATTGCTTTTTCGTTCGGAGTGTTTGCACCGGCGCCAATGAACGCATTGTAACGTTGATTTCCATATACCTGTCCACCGGTTTCGACCGCATATAAGATTTTCCTAAGTACTGTGATATTTTCTTTTAGCATTCTTTTGTCCTCTCTTTCTAAAATTCAGCAAATTGTAAAAACAAGAAATGTTGCATCGGTGCTATATGCACGGTTCAGCTGTTAGTCAGGAATCCGTTCTGGTACTGGTACATTTGATATTTTGCAGTTTGTGAAAGTTTAATTATTTTTTTACATACAGAACTTTTGCGTAACAATTCACAGTGACACTAGAAGACGTAGGACTTCCGACATCTCTTACAGTAACGTGAGCTCCGGCACTATCAACATACATACCAGTTGAAGCTATCCAGGAACTGGAAAAGCTACACTGCACGATCCCAATTGCAGTGTATCCTGTCAATGCTATATTTGAAAATAGTATATCGCCACCACCATTTGAGAGAGTGACGGATTTAGAAAATGTTTTAATCATTACATAATCCGTCAACTTCGTGTTTAGCGAATTGATCTCCAGCTTCTCCTTCAGCCATGTGATCAGTTGCGACACTTTTGTTTTTTTCATTACATCTCCAGTCGCATTAAGGAAGTAATCTGTATCTGCCGGTGTTGCATTGTCAATGAATGCGCTGATTTTCTTTGAATCTAATGCATCTGCCATATTATTCACCTCTCATTTCTTTTATAATTTTTCTCAGTTCTTTAATATCCTCTTTTAGGTTGTCTATTTCTGATTTTTGCTGCTTGAGCATCGCGAACATTGCCGGAACCATAATACGTTCATTCCAGTTCTCGGGTTTTCCGTCTATATGATCGACTGCCAGAGGAAAATATTTGTCAACGTCATCGGCATTGAACATCGGAAAATTTATTCCTACGCGTTCATCATGTTCGTCAAGATAACCGTCTTTGTACCGTGCCATTATTGGTTTGATATTGTACAGGTTGTCGATAAATTCTTTAGACAGCTCTGCTCCAAGAATTTTGTAGCGTTCGGATGAAGAACTGAATCTGGATAACTGGTAAGTATTTTGATTGATATAACAATTGTATCCACTTGTGACTGTTGGATAACTATATACTCGAATTCCGCCTCGACAAGATAACTCTTTTTGAAATTCTGCATTAAAAAAATCATTGCCACCAAGCGTTTTCTTTGCAGTAAATACATTTTCGATTTCCAAGCTATCAAGTTTTGCTTCTCCGAATTCGCAATAAAACTCGCCACAAGAAAAAAAGTCTGTATACAATTCTTCAAATGTTGCTTCAAAAATAAGTTCACCATTATCATTGAGCCGGGAATAGGAAATCCCTCTATCATCGGCAACAATGATAATTTCATCATCCGATAAGTTTGTTTTGCCTTTAACAGGATGAATTGAAGCACCGTCAAAAAGAAGTCCTGAATACGTCTGGGATACTGTAGGGTCAGGATTTAATGGACTTTCATACACGACAAGTCCATTGTAATTTAATGTTGCTTTTACCTTTCCCTCATCGTCGTAAATATGTAAAGCACCATTTCCATTGTTTTTTCCGCCCAGTTTCAATAATCCGCCCATTGCGGCACTGAACGAAATGTACAGTTCCCCGTCTGCGCCTTTGTAAATGCCTTTCCATTCTCCGTCATTGGTCAGAAGCTTCAAAATATCTTCCTGTGTCAGAGCCGTGACTTCTGTGATAACATCAAGTTTGACTGTGTCAATCAGATTCGTGGTTCCACCCGATGCGTACAAGCTGCACCGTAATCCTACGATATCTTTTGAACGAGCACCAATCAGTGAACCGTCGCTGTCTGCAATCAATATTCCATCAGAATCCGCAAAAATGTAATCTACATAGTAGTTAACACTGGTCTCATCTACTACACTCGAATAAGCGGTCTCCCATGTCTTTCCGTCGGACGTTTCCTCAATCACAAATCTTCCAGAATAATTTCTTCTACCTGCATTCTCACCATCACGGTAGTGCGCGCTAAATATCACAACATTTGGCGTTATGCTGTTTTCACTTTCTCTTTTCAGAATTGTAGTAGATGATTCTAACACGTAAGTTCTTCCGGGAGTGCCAGATTTCTGCTTAGATACGCTGAATCTTTTAGTTATGGTGATGGCATTCAGATACACTGCTTTGATATCAACCCATACATTGTCTGCCGTAACTTCGCTAACAGTATAAGTGTGCGTAGCTTTATTCCAGATTCCGGTCACATTTTCAGATTCTGTGATCGTATAACTGCAATCGTCCGTTACGTCCATCGTGCCATACATTACCTGTGCGGTGGTCTGCACCTGTGGAAACTCTCCGGGGATGTTTCCGTTCTCATCAGTAGAAATTGCCTGATATTCATTCGAGAGCGTCATGGTCATATTCTTAGCTGCGGCAACATTTTCATCCAATTCTTTGATTTTGTCAGACAGGCTTACATCTCCAATCATCAGATATTCCGGGTTTATGTACACAGAATTTGTGTCCATGTTGACGGAAAAGATTATATTTCCTTGCCCGTCCTTAATAGTAAGCGCACCGGCGTTAATAAAATCCGCATTAATTCCCTCTGCGTATAACAATTTTGCTATCATGGTTCCGGTTAATTGGAAACCAAACGGATATGTTTTACCACCATCATTGGATACACCAATGGCTTCTGCTGTGAATTTGATGACATTCTTAGATTCTGCAAGTGTAGGCTTGTCGTGCAGATATGTGATTGTACTGCCGTCTTCCTGCGTGACCGATGTTTCATACAAGCCGGAAGACTCTTTAAGAGTATCTTCAAGCATTTTTACAGCTTCTTCTCTAGCTGAACGTTCTTTTTTGACAAGTCGTCTTGCTTCAGCAATGGCTTTCGTTCCATCAGAAACAAATTTGCTCATTCCTCTGATCGGATCATCGGCTTGAGTTTTTACAGTAGTTTTTCCATTAACAGAGCAAGAAACGTCCGTCAGCGGAGTGATATATCTATTCCATCTGCGGTCGTAAGTGTATGCCATATCTCCGAACTCAATGAGCGGATTATACGCAAGTTCTCCCGACATGTTGCGAAATTTGGCTCCAATTATGGAATCGCCGATTTGAGCAGCTACCGTCTCCAAGTCCGAATCCGCAACAAGGTCGTTCTCCAATTCAAGAACATATCCTGTACTTCCGTACATGGCTTCATTTTCTCTATTTTTTAGCTTGATTCCAGTGATTATAATATCATCACTAGAAACAGTTGGACTTGTAAAAAAGTCTTTGAGCTTTTCAGATGCGTCAGTAGCTGATTCAATCAGTGTCAAGAATCCATCACTATCAATTGTCCAGTTCCCTGTCGGACTGATAAAGTTCTCTGAGTCAATATTTGCGCCGCCTTTAAATATTACATTTCCATCAGCGTCCACTACTGCGCTGTAATCTTCTTGTACATTGGAAAAATCCCATCTAATAAACTGCAAGTATCCTCTGTTATCCAGACGGGCGTTCGCAGTCTCAAGCATTGCCGCCCATCCGAATAACTGGCGAAATGTCATATTCTCTGGAATCTCTGATATAATCAGATTACCATGCTGCATTGTTCCACCAAATGGGATGCTCAATGTATCGCACGCATCTCTGACAAGGCTTATTATTGTCTGAGGCAATGCCAGTTTTGATGTATATGTGGCGTTCACTTTGTACATATCATCAAGAGCCGTAAAGCTAAGTAATTCGCCATACTGCTCCGGCGTCGTGATTGTATATACGCCTTTATCAATGTTTTCAATTCTATCTTCTGTCGCTGCTTTTGTTGTCAGAATCGTACCGCCACTCTGGTCAAGAATTGGCTCATGGCTTTCATCCAACAATTCATCTGTCGCAGCCGGACTTGCTACAGAGGTCTGCATTTTAAGATACGCATGAACTTTCGCCATGTAGAAGTTATAGTTTTTCCACTGGTCTGAAGTGTTGTCCAACTCCAATGTCATGGATTTACAAACAACGCAGCCAATCGGAAAGCTACTACTTTCTGCACAATCGGAAAAGGTGCAGTTTTCGCCCATGATTTCATCTTTTACGATTTTTACAGTTCCGTCAGGAAATGTGATTTCCACTTCCTGCCAGACTTTTTCTCCGTCCTGTAGTTTCTGCTTGAATACGTCTGATGCATTAATCAAGTGGATTCACCCCCTGCATGTTAAAAGATATTTTTGATACAAATTTTAAGTCTGGCGAAATTTCTCCAATAGTTAGGCTTGCTTTTCCGACATAAAACGGGTCAGTCCTCCATGTCATGTGGTAAAGTGACCAATGATACAAATTGAAAGTTTTTCCTTTTGCGATAACCTTGAGAATTTTGTTCGCCTCTATAACTGGAACATTTGATGCTTCATAGCTATACTGTTCGACTGTAAACAATGGAGTTAACAGCGCTTTTCCGAACTGCGTGCGGTTGCTACCTTCTGAATAAGTTGTTTCGAGGTTATAACCCATATCTTTATCTGGCTGATAGATGGAAATCCCATTCATCTTGTATCGTTCTGTTATGCTTTTTGGAATAGTTGCCACGTTTCCACCTCCTATGCCAGTTCAAACGGGTTTCTGCCGCTTGTATCACGTCTTAACTTTGCTTCTTCGATAATTTCATCAAATACTGTTCTTCGGTTGATCTGAGCGGTAAAACGATAATTTCCACCGCTCTGCTGTCCACCAGTTTCCTCACGAACAATTTTTCTAAGCAGTGCTTCTGGTGTTTCAATGTTATTACCCTGTTTCTGGTCACCAAGCACAGCCAGAAATTCACTTCTTGGTGGAATAACCGCACCTTTTGCCAGATATGGAATAGTCGGTACTCTTGGAAAACTTGCACTGAACCCGATCGTCTTAGAGCCGAATGGTGTAGGTACTTTCCACGGACCGAAAGAGAATGCGGATTCAATTCCGCTGATCGCACCGTTCACCGTACCGATTGCGCCATTTACGATACCGATAACTTTGTTGAATATCTCTTTGACTTTGTTTTTGATTCCCTCGAACGTATCAACAACCTTGTCTCTTGCGCCTTTGAATTTATCAACGATTCCATCAACTATCCTCTTTACAACTTCTTTTATAGTAGACCATATAGCACTCCACTTTTCTTTTGCACTTGATTTTATGCCATTCCAGATAGAAACAATCTTTTCTGCCAAATTACTCAATTTAGATTTTATTCCATCAACGAAAGTTATGGTTTTGTCTTTAATCCAACTCCATACCGCACCTGCAACTTCTTTTATTTTGTCCCAGTTTTTGTACAGTAAAACACCAATCGCAATGCAAGCCGTTACTGCCGCTATAAAAATTCCACCCGGCCCAATTGCCGTCGCAATAGCTTTAATACCACCAATGATTCCACCAGAACCGGTCATTAATGCTATGAGACCTTTTGCAAAATCCATAACGGTCGTGATGCTTCCACTGATACTTTTAGCCAGTACTGCGATCTTTCCTGCCGCAAATGCACCTATAAGAGCTGCGCCAAATGCTTCGATAATAGATTGATGGTCTGTAAAGAATCCAACCAAATCAGCAATTAAGTTAATCACTGTCGGGAGTCCTGTCTCAATCACCCATTTGAGCATTGGGAGGACAATATTGTTATAGATCCATTCAAGAACATTTCCGATAGATTCCAGGATCGGTGCAAACGTACTGGTCAGATTGCTGATAGATTCCAGTAGAGGATAGAAATTAAGGTTCGCCGCCCATGTCGCTGTATCCTCTGCAATTTTCTCAACAAACTGCATAACTACTACAAGGGCATTTGCAATGTTCTGTATGATTTGTGTTCCGACATTGTTCTTATTCCACGCATCGGCAAAACCGGATGCAATATTCCCGATAGTTTTAAGCACGTTTTGAGCAATCCTCAGCATGGTCGTGAGCATTGTTGTACCTGTCCCATTTGTCCAGACTTCTACAAGACTTTTGCCTACACTCTTAGCGAGCTTTGCAATTCCCGACAAAGCAATGTTTGCCGCATCAATAGTGTTCTTGCCCTCTTTTTTCCAAGCGTCCTGAAATGGTTTCCAGAGTTTCTTGAGAAGGTCAGCAAGCTTCTTTGCGGAATCACTAATCTTGTCAAGTGCGGTTTCGCCCTCTGCGAGATTGCCATAGTCCACATTTCCTACTGAACTCGGAAGACCACTGCTACCTGTTCCGCCACTTCCACCAGATGAAGATGGCGTGGAAGATGAACCACTACCTGTAGATGTGGCTTTGTGAACTTCATCAAGCGATGAAAGATAGTTTTTTGTTTCTTTATTTGCTTTTTTCGTGGCTGTTGCATTATCTTTATTGGCATCCGCCAATTTCTCTGCATTGTCTGCCGCCTGTCCATACTGATCTGCAGTATCTGCGATCGCGTCCGTTCCGGCAAGGCCCGCCCCACTTCCGCTCGTTTGACCAGATGATTTTTTACCAGTAATAAGCTCCGTGAATGACTTGAAAGCATTCGCCAGAGTTGCCAGTTTACCAAGTAGAATGTTGATTACTTTCAGTACAGGCGTGAAAATATTAATCAATCCCTGTCCGACTGTTGCCTTAAGAGACTGCAACTGCAACTGCATAACTCGCACTTGGTTCGCCCATGAATCAGATGTTCGAATGAAATCACCAGATGCAGCCGATAACTGTTTCTGTACAAAAGCCAGACGGAGGGCAACTTTCTCCTGTTCTGTCATTTCAGATGTGGTTTTGCCATAACCATTAGCCAGTGCATACTGGTCAAGTGCCGACTGGGTCATTACCACGCCCAAATCTTTTAATGTTTCCGTTTCGCCAGTAAACACGGATTTCAGCTTGATATAAGCCAAGTCTTGACTAATGTTATAAAATGATGCTACATCACCAGTCAACTGCGTCAGGGCCGTTGACATGTCGTAAGCCTGTGATTCTGAAAATCCGAACGACTTAGACATTGCTCCGAACGTACCGACATACCTTTTTGCCATTGTCTCTGACAGTCCGGCTGAGGTCATGGCGTTCTTTGCAAATTCATTGACCTTGTCGGACATGGTGGTAAATGTAACATCGACCACGTTCTGCACTTCTGTAAGGTCAGAGCCGAGTTCCACGCACTCTTTTCCGAACTGTGCTAACTTGCCAACTGCAAACGCTCCGCCAATCAGCAGAGCGATTTTTTTTACAGCACTCCCAAGGCCGTTAAATGACTGTTTTATAGATGATACGCCATTTTGGACACCGGTTGTATCCATTCTGGTATCAATAATGACTGAGCCATCAGCAGCCATGCGTCCACCTCCTAACTATTTGAGGTTCAACATCTCATTCAGCGCATCTTTATACGCTTGCTCCTCGTCGCTGAGACGTGCTTTTATATTAATAATGCTCTTATTTTCCTGATAGAATTTCTTTTCCCATTTGTCGAGCTTTTCACCCTTTGCCTTTTTTGACCGGATTCCAACAACTGTGTTGAATAGGCATTCACCGGATTCCATGAAGTACCCAAAAAACGTCCACCAGTGCATATATGGCACTGCTCTGATTTCTTTACCGGCAACTTTGTTCACAGCCGGCACGATCATGTCTCCGTCTTGCTCCCAGTCCATCAAACGGGGTTTAGGGTGGTTCGAATTATTGTCAGATTGTCCGCAGTCGATAAAATCCGATGCTTTCTGACAAGCTTCATCCAGACACTCAGCCGGTATACTCTGCCAGTCCTCAAACAGAATCTGTAACATAACAACTGCTTTTGCCTGTTCGTCCAGTTCCGGGTCGTTCATGGCTATGAGAATATCAATGATTGCTCGAAAATCTGTCCTGATAGAAAAATCCACCCCACTTATGTTTAGTGAGGTGGGAAGCTCATAGGCGGTCATTTTGCATACTTCTCCGTATACTTATTGACTGCTGCCTGCATTTTCTTCTTTCTCTTTTCGATTTCCGGCTTTATCGCATCACTGATTTTATCTAGAACAATGTAAGCGAACACCTGACCGTTTCCGAATACAGTGGTTGCCGTGATCGGCTCCTTGAACAGGTCTTTTGACGCTTCATATCCGAGCAGATAATTGATTTTATCCTCAATCTGTTTATTTAGTTCAGCCATTTCTTTGCCGGAAGTGACCTTCTGAATAGAATCTTTAAGCTGTTCAAAGTACCCTGCCGATTCCTCTGCACGTGCTGCTACATTAATGTCCGTCGGATTCAGTTTGAAAGAAGAAAAGACTTCATCTTCATTGTTGGTGAATGTGAATGTAAAAATTCCATCATCAATTTTGGTATTAATTACTTTTGCCATTTAGCATATCCTCCTTGTGTATGTGCTTATTCACTGTCGGCTGTGAATGTACCGGAACTGATATCAAATTTTCCTTTTACACGTTCACCAACATAGTTAACGGTAAACGGAATCTGATAGCCGGATGTATTACCCCCGTAGGAGGTTGGCACAACATAGCACGCCTGCTGATATGCTTCATACTTGTCTGCTGTGGCTTCTACCCAGAGATGAACCTCGACAGCTGTTGTTTTGAGGTTGTCGTCTTTGTATCTGTTGTCTACAATCTTCTGCAATGCTCCAAACAGATCAGATGTGGTATCTGCATAGAACGGATCAGCTTCTGATGAGGCTTCGTAACCATTGTGTTGAAATGAGGGTTGTCCAAGAATATTCTGAGTTGTTTCGGTGTCTGGATTGAGATCTATGTTATACTCTTCCAGATCTTTTCCAAGACGCTCATATTTCGGTGTCAGTCCTCCACAGAGAGAGCCTGCATCGATATAGTGAGCCATGTATTTACGGTCAATCCTGCCTGTAACTGCCATAGAAATGTCCTTTCTGCCTATAACTTTTAAAAGGCTGTGTAGGTTAGCGACTATCTCCAATTGATAGCCGGTTGTTACTTGCTATATTACTTCATAAGTGTTTTCGTAGCGTACTGACAATGGCAATAACCAGTCCTGTACGCCGTTCTCCTGTGGTTCTGTACCGTAGGAGTTGCCACGGGTGATACGTTTTATCACTCGCCCTTGCGAAAGCTCAGGAAACGCATCTAAACGCGTCTCAGAGCCATTTATGACAACTGGTTCTCGACATATCCATTTGCCAAGACTGTCAAGGAATTTCTGGACAGACAATTTCTGCCTTTCCTTGTCGGATGCTGTTCGGTATACTACATAGAACGGATACTGGCATATCTGATGCATTGTTCCACAAACGTCCTCTTTTTCTGAATAAATCAAGGCACCGTTGTCTGCTGAGAACGCAATTCCTGATTCCTTGCCAAGTTCTTCAAACTTGATTATTTCATTGTCGTATAGTCCCGGATACTGGTTCAGAAGTGCTTTCATGGCATCTGTCAGAATATCATATCCGGTTGCATCTACTCCGATAGGTTTATCCGCCATGTCTGCCACCTCCTGCCTGTGCTTTTACCTTGCGAATCCATGTACTGCCGTATTTTCGTTTAGCGGCATCGAACCATTCAGCTTGCGCCTGAGTATGCGGTGATTTTGTATATTGAAGATTTTCTTTTGCATTCGTTTTACCGGAGTACTGGCTCACAAGAACCTTTTCCGCATCGTGTCTTGCCCATGTACTACCTGTTGCGGGGTCTACCATGGTTTTTCCAAAATAAAGAAAACGTCCATAAGGAGCAGCCGCAGCGCATACAAATCCAGTCCCTTGCATTGATGTACTTTTGACTCTTGTTCGGTCAATAAAATCTCCCGAAATCATTGGCATAAACTCTATCATACTGTCCATAACCATTCCATCAAGGAGATACTGGGCTTCTTGGTACTGTCTGGAGAATCTATCCATATTCAACTTGATTTTCATATCTCCATCGACTACGGAGAATCCTTTAAAATGATGAATCTTACTCATATTACTTACCCAGAATCTCAAAATGTGGAATCAGTGTATACGGACCGCCTACACTGGTAATCTTGAATACGTTATCCTTGTTCTCGTTCATGTACTGATAGAATCCGCTCCGATAATCACCATCAGTTACCGTCCCACCAGTCCACTCGCCCTCCCAGAAGAACGATTCATCTGAGAATGTGATAGTATCCTCTAGAGCGTTGTTGATCTGCTGTTTCCACTCTTTAGGCGGCACCCATGGGAGAATCTTACCGTTTTTATCAGCAATTGTTATATCACCGTTCTGGACACTATAACGGATGTGTAATTGCGCGTTGTCAGTTGCGTCTGGTCCGTACTTTTTGAGGATTGCTCCCTTGTCTGTAATGAGGTCAACGCCGGATAAAACATGAGGATACCAGTACACATCTCCTGTTGTGGCACTTTCATAATAGTTGAAAAGTGTAATTTTAGATGAATACATGATACCCTCTCCTTAATTATTCTTTCTGCACTGTCTGCTTAATAACCTGATTCACACCAGTAGCTGACAATCCGTTAAACATACCGACCGCAACTGCTGTTATATAATCCGTTGCCGGGAAATCCGGGATAACTCCCATTCCGACCGCTCCAAGAATCCCGCCAATAACCGCCATGATTACTGGAATCCATTCATCAGAGATTCTTTTTGATGCTTTACAGCCCATTCCCACAATGTAGCAAATCATAACGATTGCGATACATGAGCCTAATGTTGAAATATCCATTATTTTTCACCTCACATTAATTTAAGTTCATTGAATACTTTAAAAATTTTCGGTGACTGAATAGCAAACCAGTCAACCGTAGTTTCGTCATGTCCGAACTGCTCTGTATGTTGCCAGTTGCACTGCAATCCGCTTTCCGACAAGAACGCATGAATAATTTCATGTCTCAACTGCTTTTTCTGTAAGGAATCAAAATCACCAACATTATTTGCGTTGTCTGTTCTGATAACAATTTCTTTTGATGTATTGTCTGTGTAGCCGTCAACATCTGCATTTTTTAATTCTTTTGGACTAATTTTGTAAACCGTCCCGAGAACATTAATATTACATTCCTGCATATAAAATTGGTACTCCTTCATCCGTCCTTACTCCCATCAGAAGCGGCAAAGCTGTCTTAAGAAGTAAGTCATTCGTTTTCTGTACGTCTCCAGCGGCGGCATACACCGCACTCCATTCTTTTGCGCCCGATGCTTTCTGCTGAGGTGTTGCGTAAGAGATGGATTCACTTCCAGAGCTTACAGATGTTACAATGCCCGTTGAATTACCACCTGCACCAAACATAGTTGATGTACCGCTCGTAGCGGCATTGGTAGCATTCTTTTCAGCAAGCTCAATCTGATACATTAATTCAGTCAATGAACAGACCGCCTTTTTGATACGCTTCTGTGAGCGTTCGTTTGTTGGCAGTCCGTCCACCAGTCTGTTAAATGTCATCGTGTCTATAAAATCACTGGCTTTTTCTGCCAGTCGTGGAAAGTCGGTTTCTGGCACGACATTGCCGAATGATTCTGTATAGAATTTAT